CGGCAAGTTTGTCTGTATAGTTTCCTGACTTACGGCGATTTTTTAGAATTACCTTTCTCACTGCCATCTCAGATTTATTTTGAAACTGAGTCACCTTTGATTCATAAGTCTTTTTGTCAGGACCAATCAAATCAATACCAGGAAGATTAACTCGTGTAAGTAATCCATTGCTGTATTCTGCAAGTGCTTTTTCCACAAGTTCACCTGCTTTTGGAAACCGAAGATTATCCTTCGTGTAGTCTTTAATTGTGCTGAGAAGTTTGGAAAATCGATCCAATTCAAAGGTGTTGAAATCAATCATCGCTTTACAATAGAAATGGCAGGTTGACCTTGGTTGAACACGGTGTCCACCACCGCTTGCACCTTCTTAGCGGTGCTGATGCCCACAGAAGAGTAGACAGGGATGCAAACCAACCCAAAGGACTTAGTATACTCGGAAAGGTTTCCAGGGGCAATAGCGCCGCTCCTGAGTGCCGCTGCGTCGCTCTGGTGGAGGCGAATCACACGACCGATGGTTTGGGAGACGCCAATGTAATCCATCGAACGCATAAAGAGAACTGCTTCCAGACCAGAAACATTGATTCCCTCAGAAAGAATGCTGTGATGAAGAACCACAAACTTCTTAGAGTCATCCTTACCCCAAGCACTGAGAGTATCAAAAAACACCTCACGGTTGACCTTCTGCCCATCGATGATAGCGCCAGTCTTGCTGGTGATATACATCCAAGAGAAACCACGATCTTCCAGTTGAGTGCAGAAATCAGTTTGAGAAACCAGATTCTGAATCTGTTTGGTTGCTTTTGCACAAATCAGAACCTTCTCCACTTCCTGAGCATCGATGGTAGCAATCAGGTTCTCACAGTCAACATCAGCAACAATCTGACCCTTAGAGAGCATCTCAAACTGCTGCACAACAACCTTAGGAGGAACAATGAAACCACCTTCTACCAGTTCAGGAGCAGGTACGTTGCAGATCACGTTGCCATAAACGGCAGCGTCGTTCATCCCAGGTTTGGAAATAGTAGCAGAATGCTTAGGAGTAGCAGTGAAGAAATAGCAGCGGTCAGCAGTAGAAGCGAAATGCTCGGTGGCAGGGAAGAAATGGCGCTGGACAGAGTTGTGTGCTTCATCGAAGTAAATGGTATCAACGTGAATATCTGCCTGCTGTAGGCGCTGCAGGGAGTTGTAGGTGGTGAAGATCAGTTTATTACCACGAGTCTGATCTACCCAGTTGCGGATCTCACTGGGGCGAGTAGTGCTCTGGTGATGCGTCTCACCACTATGAACATGCAACACAGAAGCATTAGTGATAAACTCAAGAAACTCACTAGAAAGTTGCTCAGCAAGGAGAATGCGAGGAGCAACAACCACAATCGTTTGAGAAGTCTCTTTCAGAAACTCACGCATTACATCAAAGATAGCAACGTTGGTCTTACCGCCGCCAGTAGGAATGATAATTTGACCCTTCAGATACTTAGCAAGAGCATCCAGAGCACGTTGTTGGTGAGGACGCAGTTGAAACATGATCAATCAATTCAATAAACATAATATAACACCCCCTGCGCGGTTACGCAAGAGGTGCTGTGACAGTTTTTAAAGTGGTTTCACCCACCTTTTTCTCGCAAACTTCTTACCAAATACTCAGTGAACTCTTCCATTTTTTGTGGAACAACTGACTGAGGATGTTCATTGATTGCATTTTTAAGTGCTGTCATTTCTTTCCACTCAGCATCAGTCAGTTTTTTTTGATTTCGTGCCGAATGTGTCATCGGTTTGCTCCCGCATATGAGCGTATCCTAACATTATTTAAGGTAAATGTGAGGTTTCTTAAGATTGTATTTATAGTGTTGTTACATAACTTAACCGAAGAAAGTTCCAAAAGAACCACGATCCTCGCCGTCTCCCTTCAATCTTTCTTCAAGTTTATCAAAAAGTTGATCTGTTTTAATAAGGGTATCGATACGACATACCATTTCAGATATTTCGCGAGCAACAAATGGTTTTTCCTGCCTTGCTGCATATGCAAGTGCGTTACGCAAACTTGCTTCTGCCTCTTTTAGACTTTCTTCAACCGATTCACTTAGAGCCATTTAATCTATCCTCACATTTAATATAAAAAGTTCCATTAACATAGCAAGACTTACCAGGTTCATAGTATTTTACCACTGGAGGGTTTGGATGGTCAACAACACAAACAACTCCAGTGCTGTATATCAAACCATTTAAACATGCATTAATGAAATTAACCATTTACTTTTTTAAGTAAATAAGATCCATTACCCTGATCTACCCATTCCACCATGTCATTTTCTTTTATATTTGCTGCTTCCATTAAATCATCAGGAAACTGAATATAATACTCACCACTTGCACCATCAATTTCAATAGGAAGTTGCCACTTAACTACTTTATCTTCTTTTTTATTTGCAATAAGATATTCTAGGTCACTATGTCCCCAAGGACGCATACCATCATCTTTTACTTCTTCTGGATAATAATTTTCTTCCCAGAAATCATTCCACGCTTTTTGACATTCGGGAGACTTATCATCTTTATCACAAGTCAATTTGTCATATGCTTCAATGTGTCCTTTGCCATTACCATTTAGAAGGGCAAGAAGTTCATAGCATCTTTCGGTATGATTTTTATAACTATGGTAGTTCTCACTAACCACATTTTTAATTACATCATAAATCTCTTGCGGCGATGCTTCACTACTATTGATTGCGTCTTCAATCCACTTTTCAAGATTTTCAAGTGAATACTTCTTATAATCAAAGTTCATAATCAATCATCTCTTGGTTTAGGTTTAGAGCAATCGTGACAATAGTAAGAGAAACCATCTCGAAAGTATTTTACCACCTGATAATGGTCTACGTCAAGCGGTTTCTCGACACCACACTTATCACAAATCCGCGTCTTTTTTGTATTGTTTGCGGATTCGCTTGAGTTCTTTAAGTTCAGCCTTAATATTTTTGTAAGCAGAGTCAGCATCAAGTTTTCCTCCCATTTCTAGTGCTATAATAATATCTACTCTTGTACCAAAGTGCGCTAATGCTCGTTCAAAAGAATCAAGTTCATACATTTTTCTCTTTCCACTTTTCTAGAGTAAGAATATCTATACGAGCATCAACTGCTTCAATAGAATTCATAAGTTCATAAAGAGTATTTGTGGTTTCAATATTTTCTGCCTCCAATATTTCCACTCTTTCTTGCAAATCAAGAAGAATTGAGTATATATTAGTTTCTTCGCACATTTCTTTGTCGGTGGGAGAAAACAACCAGCGTAAAAAATTCATTCCTCTATAACAGACTTATAGTATCTATTATACGCAAGAAATCTATTCATGCTAGGTTTTATGTTCAAACTCTGACAACATTCTAGATATGAAATCCACTCATACCATGGAGTTGTTGGATCTAATACATGATAGACTTTATCGTTGTCCATAAGTTTTATACCCAATCAGGTTTTCGTTCTGGCATACGAAGATAATTAGATGCAACCCAAGGTTTGGACGCAATATACATCTTGTAAGCAGTAAAAGTGTCAATGCTTGTGTCAAATTTAAATTCATCTGGCATAGCACGGGCAAATGGTGTTACTTCTGTAATTTTACCTTTCGGAAACAAATAGAAAGCGTCTACAAGAGTTTTATAGCAGGAATGAACTTTGTTATAACGCAAAGTATATTCATCGCACAAATTCAATCCATGCTTAATCAACCAATATGCATTATGAATATTTTCTAATGCCCATTTAGTGCAGGGATGATTGCGGAAAGCTCCCTTATCAGTTTTGTATGGCGTACTATCAGTTTTATATAGAAAACCATAACCATGACCCCACTTTTTAGACGCAACAATAGAAAGCATTTGGCAACACTCTAAAGGCATTTTAACAACATGTTTATCAGGAAGACAAATAGCACTTTCTGCAGGCCAAGGTGAAGTTACAAAAATATTCATAGAAGTTCTTTCCAGAATTTATCTCCTTTTTGGAGAGCTAATGCGACTGTAGTATGTTCTCTTGCTTGTCTATCTAGATCTTTTTCTTTGAAATACAGATCAGACCTCTTTTGGGCACAATAAAAAATATTAGCCCACATTTGTTGGTTAGGTGTCATTCTGAGTTTCATTTACCAAATCAGGGTGTGGTGCATAAAGAGGACCTGGATAATTACCAGCAAATTTTACTTCATTTACATTTTTTACACTTTGGTGAAGTTGTTTAAGTGCTTCAACAGTTTCTGGGGTTTCTTCCCAAGTCCATTGATTTTGGTTTTTGTCGGTAAAAGTTCGTGTCGTCATAGTTTTCCTCCTACAGTTCCTTCATAAGTGATTATATCAGCACCCCACCCTTCTTGCAACCCCTTAAGGTAGTATCTAGTGCTTCTTACACACTCTTCTTCGGTCAATGAAGTAATAATGCATTTACCGTTTTTATCATAGGAATCCCAAGTTCCCCACTTTTTTTGTTCCACGTAGAAACAATCATCATACAGTTTTTTAGTTTCAGTCTCGGAATTTTTTTGATGCATAATAATCTATAATTAAATGAACTCTATCAGATTTTCCGTCGTTTGAAACGGAATGTTCTTTGAGATTGTTAATCTCCCACATTTCACCTTCCAACATAACTTTAGATTCACCACCTAC